GGTTCCCCTCACTTTTTTTATATCCACGATCGAACTTTTCACTTATATATTTAGTACTATCTTATGTAACCCTTCTTAAGAGTTTGTTGATTCGTGTGTTGTTGACTTGAAGGATTATAAAACAAAGAGGTAGCTTAATATGCTACCTCTTCTGTTATTAAACAAACTTTGGATTAGAAAATGATAACTTATTATTTTTTAAACCACCGCTTTATTTGCCAAAACACTCCATGTTTCTTAGCTCTATTAATTTTTACGACAACATCTGTGAAACATTCTAATAATTTAGTATGGTACACTAAAATATCATTCTTGGTTGTTTCTCTAAAAATTAATTTATCATTTCGGTAGCCATTGTTAAAATCATCTGTACCAGTTATAAAATTCTGTATTTCTGAATGTATTCTACCAATATTGCTATCTTTAATATAAAATGAATCGTTTAAACTTCGCTCAACACAATTTATCCTATTAGATACGATCTTAAACCATTCTTTTATATTCTTCGCGGAAATTTTCCCTTTGTACACATTGTTTAGAAAATCTACATATAATTTTCTAACATCTTTTACTTCTTGAATATAATAATCCTTTATCGCTCTATTAATAGTGAAATTCTTCTGTACAATTAATGCTAACCATATACCAATAAAACTTGTTACAATTAGATTACAAACAGAAATCCAATCAGATTTACATAATGAAAATCCTATTATTTCGATTTCTGTATCCATATTCTTTGCAAATATTCTGACCCATTATATCTAAACCAGCTAGGATGGTCTATTGTTTTTTCCGGTTCTCTCTGATCTTTTCTACGTTTCTCCCATTCATTAAAACTTTCATTTTCTATCATATCTTTCCATTCTGGCTCCTCTTCTGATACAATAGAAATAGAAGATTTAACTTTATCCAAAGAAAAATCATAAACAAGATTTCCAAACGCTTCGTCTAAAAAAGATGAAGCATATCCACTCGTCCCATCTAATGAAACCTCAAGCACTTGACCACTAATTAACGCTTCATAAAATTCATGATTAAGAACTTTATGATAATAATCTTCACCCGAGTCTTCACCTTGGCGCACATACCGCGGACCTGGGTCCAGCGAATAATTAATCACTGCTATTTTTCGAATCTCTTTTCCCATTTTTCAATACATTCTTTATTTAAAATCCAATAATAAAATGTTCCTTTAAATGTGTTTTTTAGTATTTTTGATTTCTCTGGTTCATCAAAGTTCAAAAGTACATTATTTGTAACTACAATCAAATTTTTAATGTATTTTTCTGATGATACTTTATAAATCTTTGGAAGGCCTTTGTTTCTATTAGGGTCTTGAGTCCTAGATTCATATTGTTTTTCAAAAGCATTAACCAAAACATCAATAGAATCTTTAAAAAGTTCATCTTGAATTTGTTTTACAAATTTTCGTTTTAAAGTTTTTAGTATACCATCACCAATATCCGTCATCGTAAATACAACCTCACCATCTAAATAACTTGTTGAAAACAGCCAGTTCTTTTTATAGGTGTTCTCATTCGCATGTTCTACTGAATTTGCACATATTTCTTGCGCAATGCTATATATCGGTTTGAAATATCCTTGTTCTCCAGTTATATGCTCCACAGCCTTACGAATTTCTTTAGCAGTAGCAGCATTGTCTGTTTTATCAAACCCTCTATTCAATATTAAGTTTTTATTTTTTCGTGAAAACGGATTGCCACTTGACATATCTCTCATACGATCCAAGAACCCAGATTCTTTAATAAAATTTCGACATTTAGGGTCTTTAGGCAAAGTCCCCCAGTTTTGTATTCGTTTTCTGGATAATTCATTTAACTTTGATAATAATAAACATATAGCCCCAATATCGATATTCGTAATATCGTGTAGTTCGAACATTATACTTTTCACCTTTGTATTTTCTGAAAGTAAAATCTCTATCTTATTGATAAAACGAATAACATCTTCCGGGTATTCTAATAAAGAAAAACGAGCAGGAGCAACTAATGTTCTACTTTGATTAGAATAATAAGTTATATTACTTCTTTCCCTTCTATATTTAACTTTCTTTCTTTTATTTCTTTGTATTCTAATAGCTTTAGCTTTATCTTTTGCCCTTTTCCTTCTCCTTTCACGACGCAGATACCACAGACGAGATTGAACAATGGTCCGCCTATGCCTATTATTGTTTTTCATATTAATCAATAAAAACAGAACTTATGTTTCTTGACGGGCCATGCCAATACTCCATAAATTCTATTTACTGAAATTTATTTTTTTAAAGCTCACCAAATATATGGCCCATATTTTTAATCTTTATTTACTGCTAATGAGCAGCAAAAATAGTAATAAATATCAGAAAAGGAAAATAAAAAATGCATTTACACTTCTCATTTCATAAATCAACATAAAAGCAGTCTAAATATATATACTAATACAAACTTTACCATATAAACAAGTTACAACTGATTCCAATCCCGAAATACCAGCCGCTCGGATAACCATATCCAGTTTGCAAGCCTAATCCCCAATGCTTCTTTTTCTGTAAAGGTGAAAGGGTAATAATTTCCTTGTCCCTGTACACCTCCATGAAATCAAGACTGGGCTTATATCCACTGACTATGGCCCGGTAATCATCGGTCTCATATTCTTTGCTTGTTATCGGTATAAGTACCGAAATTGAATCACTTTCTACGGTTCTGTCAGTCGTAGTATCTATCAAGATAGGTAAATATACCGTATCGATACGTTTCGGAGTTTCTTTTACCGGTTGAGGTATTGTGGCTCTTACTGTGTCCCGAATATGTACAGTATCTCCCTTAATGTACACAGTTGACGGATCGTGCGGATGACAACGCATCCACACGATCACACCAAACAATAGACAGACTAATATCCACGGAAGAGACTTCATATGCCTAGATATTTACAAATGCCTTTCACATGAAGAGAAACAATAGTCCGTTTCCCCTCCTCTGACAGCAGGAAATCCACATCTTCTTTGTTATCCTGAAACAGATTCTCCGTCAGAACAGCCGGACACTTCGTATGTTTCAAGATATAAAAACTACTCTCCTTATCTGGATCACCGTCTGCCATATCCTTCCGTATTTTCATTCCAAACAAACATTCTTCAGCAGTAGTATACAGACAGTCAGCCAGCTTATCGGCTTTTGTCTGTCCCACACTGGTCCATGCTTCCCAACCACGTGCTTGCATCCAATTTGAACCATTACCGGCTGCATTGCAATGGATAGAAATAAGAATTGCTTCAGAAGTCTTATATTCATTCACTCGCCTACAACGTTCTGACAAAGGAACATCTATTTCCTCTTTCACGACCAGTTCCGCATCAATACCTAATTTACGCAATTCAAATACTACACGCCCAGCAATTTCACGGGTATAGGAGTATTCCCTTAACCTGCCATCTGGAGAACACTTACCCGGAGTATTACTACCGTGACCGTTATCAATCAATATTTTCATATCTTTCCTCTTTATCTAGTTCGTTTTCGATTCTATCAATAATTCCTTGTACATGTGTAGGCGTAGCCCGCTTAAATTCAAAACGTATTACATGGTAAATTATACGAAACCCTTTGTTTCTAGGATAAGCAATAATCAGATTCTTAAATGCGTTCTGAAGATATACATAAGAAAATACATACGTAATAGTCTTAATAACTAACAATGAGTTCTCACCATCTCCTATCAAGCTCATAAAGGAGAAGACTACTTCAATGATTATAAGATAGAGGAGAAGTTCGACCAAGGCATTTTTAAACTTATCCCACTTAAAGTTTTTACAACGTATAATTGAAACACCATCAGCCCTCATTCCGCACCAAATATTAAATCCAAACATTACAACTAATGCTATAAGAAAACCTTTAGTCGGCGTTAAATAAGCAAGAAGAGAACTGAACATCGAAACGAAAATAATTCGTATCTGGTCTACATTAAATAACTCATATAACCATCTCATAATATTAATCATAAAGTTACTACCAATATTGAAAACACAGTAATCAGCCCAGGAAGCAAAACAGTAGCTAATGCGTCAAGCCAATCAAAGATGAACCCGCACT